TTTGTTGCAATACTTTCACCAATTACATCAGTTCTCATATAATCATTTTTAGTTGCATAATCTACTTTTAATAATCTAAGTTTTCTTTGAAAGTCTCTATCAGCTAATTGTGCATGTTGTGGATCTGATCTTAACATGTATGTATAGTATTTAGCTCTATCTACTATCAAAGTTCTAAATCTGTCAGGTAAACTCATATTATCACCGTGAGCAGACAAATCTGTATGTGTTGTATAATAATCAAAACTTACTGTGTATTCATTTGTATTTGGCCTTGGACTTATTCCAAATGCAGAATGATCTGGCAAAATATAAACTCTTAATGGCACAGAATAATTACCTTCATTATTTGTATCATCAGTTGGTTTATGATTTTGTAAATAACTATCATATGTTATGTATGATAATTTTCTAGTTGCAATATCACTTCTAGATATTCTAACATAGTCAACATCTAATTGAACACCAGATGCTTCTAAGTATATATAAGAAGTTTGTGCTGTTGCAGTAAATGTTGTTTGTAATATATCACCTTCTCTAAAATTAGTTACTGCTTTTGTTGTATTTAAATTTTGTGTTCCACCTGCTGATGTTCCAACTCTTACAATTAATGCAGTGCTAGAACTATTTGGACTTAAAACTCTAACTTGTAATCTATAAGTTTTATTTACTGTAGTGTTAATAGCTTGATAAGCTGCTGCACTATTTAAATTTAATCTACCATTACCACTTGATGTATATGATGGTGATCCATCTCCAGTTGTCCAGCTATTTATATTAGATGTAAATTCACCATTAGTTACTAATTCTTTTGGTCTTAATGAAAATGAATCCATATCTGCTTTTCTAAAATCAGCAGGAAATGTATATTCATTAGTTCCTATAGTTAAATCTTGTGTAGTTCTAGAATATAATAAAGGTATTTCACCTGTTTCATTATAAATATCATGAATACCCTTATTAATAAAATCTTTTACTGCAGTTTGTATACCTCGACTTGAACTAAACGTACTAGAGGTTAACTCTGTTTCGTTTAATTCTCTAAGTACACTATTTGCTAACGTTAAGTAGGTTGTTGCCATTCTGTAATAACTCTAATATTTTATTAAGTTTTTCTTCTTGATTATTAATTCTTTGTTCTAATCTAATAACCCTCATAGTATTATCAGGTGGACCTAACCTTGTAACTTTTTGTCCTGTACTTGCTCTAGTTTTTTTTGTTAAATCATATAATGCCATAAATCTCCTATATATTATAAGGGGTAGTGTAATAAGGGGGACATATAGCCCCCCTTAAAATTATACAAATTACACAGCTGTGTCTTGCTGAGTACTTGTATTTCTGTCAGTTTCATCAATACCTGATACGTCACAAAGTACTGCAAATACACGGATTTTACCCGCTGTTGCATTTGCTGATAGTACTAATACGTCTAAAGTATCTGCACTTGCAACTATAGTTCTAGCTGTAGCTGTTGGTGCAGAGAATCCTGTAGCGTTAGTATCTCCATCAACGTATCTGTCAACGTCACCACCTGTGATACCTAAATCAAGAGTTACTGAAGAAGATAATGCAGTGATTACCTCGATTCCAGCTTCCATGATTAAAGTTTCTCCAGGGATGTCAAGAACTCTAAGAACATCATTTGCTGCTGCTCCAGAGTCACCATTGATTGCCGCTACGTCAATTGTATTTTCAACTAAATAAGGTGTTCTACCATTAGACGGATGTCCAGTAGTACCACCTGCTGCTGTTAAGTCATATGTAGCCATAGTATTCTATAATCCTCCTAATTAACCTATTGTTATTACGCCAGATCTTACTGCTTCGCTTCTAAGAATTTTTCTTCCAAAAACGTGTAAGCCTCTGACTACGTCTGCGAATGAATCAGGGTCTCTGATTAATTCAGTTTTTGCAATGTGATTTACTGTTGCAATTCCTGACATGTGTCCGTATAAGAACGCAAATTCATTTGATCCAGCTGAACCGAATGTATGATTTGCAGCACTTCCACTAGACACAGCAATAGCATTTGTTGAGTACATGTTAAAACCAAATAACGGTCTGTCTGTAACTTTACCGTTTCTGATTTGTGATACTCCACCATCAGCCATTACTGATTGGTCAGAAAGTTTAGCACCTGTTTTTCTTAATTGCTCAAAAAATTCAGGTGGTGCAACTAGCCATCTATTTTCTTCTGGCACATCATTTTTGTCTAAAACTTTTTTAGCTGCTGATACAACTTCTGCTAAAGTGTCAGTTGCTGCGTCACCATCAATTGGTGAACCATCAGTTCCTGTGTCACTAGCAGATGTAGAAGCGTTATCGTAGATAAACTTCAATACATTGTAGTCATAGTTTTTCTTTAATGAATATGCACCTGAAGAGGTTGCAAGAGCTTCAAAGTTAACATGAGATTGTCTTTCTTCAATATCATCTACTTTAAAAGCAAAGTATGAACCTTGATCAACTGTCATAGTTATTTGGTCATCAGCTAATATTTGTGTATCAACTGTTTGACCTCTAGCATAATCTCTGACTGTGATTGTAGGCTCTTTTATTATCTTTACTGTGTCACCAAAGTTTTCAATTTCTCCAGCGTAATCAGTGTTAGTAATATCCTCTACCACTGATGCTCTTCTGAAGAATTTTTGAACTTTCTGACTAAAGATTTGTGGAGTAAAATTACCTTGAGAAAGGTTATTGTATCCACTAGCATTTGTAAAAGCCATATGCTTCTCCTTATTGTTTAGTTAGATTGTTTAACGTTGTTCAATCCTACCTTCTAAACGAGCAAGGTCAATATCTTTTTCATGCTTCTCAAATTCATGAGGTTTCAATCTTGAAATCTCACTAGCTGTCCAAACTTTCTTTTTAGGAATATCGGACTCAGTACTTTTTCTTGTTTTAGAAATTGCTTTAGCAGCTTCTTTTTTAACATCCTTCTCTTCTTTTTTAGTTAGTTTACTTTGACCACTGTCCATTTTATATAGATCAATAGCCCTAGCAGCTAACTTAGCATTAGATGTATTTTCATACAACCAACCTTGAATAGTTGGATCTTGATTTGCAGCCCATTCATGAAATGAATCTTGCGATCTAATTTCAGTAAAGTCAGGATGCAATTTTAAAAGTTCTACTTCTGCTTTTTCTTTTGCAATTTGTTCTTGCTGGAGTTGAAGATTTTTATATTTATCTTCAATTTCTGCAGTTTGAGTAGTAGCTTTGTTTATAGCTATAGTTTCAACCATATCATAAACATCGGGGTACTCTTTTCTCCATGCCTCTAACTCTTCTTTAGATTTAGGTGGCACAAATTGTGTAGTACTTGATTCTAATTGAGAACGCAAAGAATTAACTTCTTCCTTGTGTTTATTTATAGTAGAATCATAGTGTCTTTTAAGATCGTCATAACGTTTCTTAAAAACACGATCTTCAGCTTTTGCAGGGCGTTCAGCGATAGGAGTAGCCTTTTGATCTTTAGGTTCTGCAGTCTCTTCAGATGCATCGGTGTCCTTCTGCTCGGTTGCTGCTTCTGCTTTGTTTTGTTGTTGTTCCCTATGAAACTTAGATAATTCACCTTTAGCAAATGCTTCTACTTCAGCATCATCTTCTCCTCTATCCTTTTTATAAGGATTTGGATTAGGCATTTTAACTTTAGTTTCTTCAGAAACTTTTTTTTCTTCTTCCATTATTTTTACCTCTTAGGTTGAGTGCCTTATGGATAAGGGTAGCTCTAAACTGTTTCCATATTTTGTGGGCTGACATCAGAATCTATAGAATTAAAATCCATACCAGATTCAGGTTGTTCAGGAGTATTACTCTGAGCAACCATTTGATTATCAGGTGGCACATTTGTTTGTTGTGTTTCCATCTGTCCTGCAAGATCATTAATAAAACTTTTTAATGAATCTTGTTCAGTTTGTCCACCATATTTTCTATTAGCAAAATTTTTTACTAATGAAACTGGTAGTACAACATTTTCTTCATCCTTAGTAAATTGATCCAAAAGTGGTTTTACTTCTGGTGCAATCTTACTAATGACTTTACTAACAGATGGAGATAGAACTATACCTAGTGTAGCTTTATCTTCATCGGTTAATCCTTCAATTTTTTGTGTTAAATCAGCTGTAACTTGTTTAGGTTGAGCTACAGTTCTAACTGGTCTTTCTGTAGATCTAACTTCTCTATTAGTTGGCATTTTCATTTTAGACATATTAGGAACTTTTGGTGCTGCTGGTTTTTCATTCATTAAACCAGTTGTTGTTGCAACAGTTCCTTTCATATCAGTTATCGCCATAATCTACCTACTAAATAACATATTGGTTCTAATATTTTTCTGTATACTCTACCTATCCAAGAAGGTTTACTATTAAACATAATATGTTTTAAATCTTGTGTTCTGTGTTTTGCAACATGTGCACCTAATGCTTTTATAATATTACTTTTGTGCATTCCTTTTACAAAAGGTTTAAATAATATGTGATAACCTTTTTCGTGATATGGTGTTAAATATTTTCTTTCAAATATTTGCCAAACTCTAATATGTTTTTTCCATTCTTCTAAACCTGTAGTTTTATACATAGCTGTACAAACTATTTTACTACTACCACTATCATCACTACCACCTCTAGCTGCATCTCTGTTAGCTGCTTCTTGTTTAACTGCCGAATCTCTAGATTTAGCTGCTGCATTTGATGATTTGTAATCATCTTGTTGATTTTTCATATTTTGAGTATCATCATAAAATTTATCTCCAGGACCATACCCTTTTCTTTCTATAGTTTTTTCTCTTGTTTCAATTCTTTTTTCTCCAGCTTTTTCTAAATTACCAAAAGCTGAGACTCTATTAAATCCTGCATATAAATCTGTAGTTGGATTACCAGCTATTCTCATACCATCACTTCCCACATTAAAATATTTTTTAGCATGTGATTGAACAGATGTTTCAGGTGGAGCAACTGTTCTTAATACAGTCCCAACAACTGAAGGTATTGTTATATCTTTAAAAGTTTCTTTAACTGATGTTGCAAAAGTTTGTAATGATGATCTTTTTACTGGTTCTATAGTTCCACTAGCAAAATCTCTTTCTTTTGCTTCTCTTGTACTAATACCTAATGTTCCACTAGCAAAATCTCTTTCTTTTGCTTCTCTTGTTGCTGATGGTTGTGTATCTGTAGTAATTCCTAATGCTGGTCCTAAATCTGGATAATCAGTTAAAGCTGGTTCAGGCATACCTGCATCATCTTGAAATCTTTGGTCTCTCTCTTGTCTAGGGCTAAATGCTCCTAGTGGATCAAAACCTTGTGGTGTACGAGCTGTTCTTGTTTGAGTTGTTCCTAAATCTCTTGGTCCTCTTATTCTAGCTTTTGACAAAGTTATAGTTGTATCATCTTCTTTAACTTTTGCTTCATTTAAAATATTTTCAACTGGTGATGGGTCTCCTAACTCAGGTTGATTTACTTGAGTTGTTGCTTGCTCTTCAGGAAAATCATCATATAAAGGTGCAGTTGGACTTTTAATTTCAACTGGTTCATCAAATGTTTCAGTTAATAATTTACTTGTTTGTGCAGCTTCTTTTGTCATATCACCAGAAAAATCTGTTTGAGTATCTTGCTGCATAGCAGTTGGCATTTTAAATGCTGTTGATGTTTGTGTTTCTAAATTTTCCTGAGCTTTTTCTGCTGCAGTTGTTGTTGCATCTGAAGTAGTCGTAGCAGCTGTAGTTGTAATCTCAGGTAAGTTTAAACTTGCTATTTGATTAAAGCCAGTAACTTGTGATTTGTAAGATCCATCAGTATTTCTTACAAGTTCTATTGTACCACCAGTTACTCTACTTGGATCAAATTTAGCCATTTAATTTATTCCGTTTGTTCGCTTCTTCTAGGTTGAGTATTTGCCGCACTAAAGCCAGCTTCCCCTGGCATCGGTACATCACCTGTTCCGATGTTGCCACCTCCAACTCCTGTTGGATCTGTTGGCGAAGCTCCTGTAGGTATTGGGCCAGTCTGTCCCATTTCACCTTGTCCTCCAGTAGCGGTTGTATTGTTTTGATTTCCATTTGCCATCCCCATTATTTTTGCATAGATCGCAGCTTTTTCTGGATCGTTGATTAATTGATCTGGATCAATATCTAAAGATTTAGCTATTTCAGTTAAACATGTATGCCATCTGACAAATGGTGCAAGTGCAGGATTAGCTGCTGTTTGCATAAATGTCATTAATCTTTGAGATCTAACTTCTTTCTGCATTAGAGAAGAAGTTCCTTGTGCTTTGATTTCTAGATCACCTTTTATTTGCGGAGCATCTTCATTAAATTGCATGTTCCAATAAAATAAAGATTGTCCTAGGGGCTTTAATAAATAATCATCAATGTTCTTGATAACTGTTTTAATACTTAATGCTGCTGCACCCATAAGCATTGACATGCCTGATGCAGTTCTTGTTGTAGACTGTACACCTGTTGCTCCATGTGAATATGATGGAATACCAGTTGCTTCATCTGCAATCTGTCTAAACTTGTCAAACATTTGTAAATTTTCATAAGCTGTATTAGGAAACTTAACTCCATGTATAGCTTGTCCTGTTTGACCACTTTGTCTTCTAAATATTTTACCAGGAAATACTTTCATATCCTGACCTGGTACTAGCATTGTTTCATCAACATCAAATACTAA